GGTTTGAAGTTTTCTTCATCCCTTCCTATCCCCAATAATTAAACCATACTTATTGAACATTGTCAATGTTCATAAGTCATGATTTAAATCGATAGATTGAGGTCATATAAGATTTTGTCTTAAAGCTGATTATTTACTAATCAAAAATTACATCCTAATAGGTGTCATTACTCCCGCAACAAGCGAGACGTTTTGACTTAAGAGTACACCAGAAGGTGTACCCTTATACTTAAAAGGATTAATTTCTGTAGTAGATAAATGCAGACTTTTTGATAAAGTCTTAATTATCACAATCATACGATTATACCGATCTTTAGAATCACCAATTGTGGTTAATACCAAAACTATTACCGACCCTATCACTAGGGAGGGTAAAGATGGTTTACCATTATTAATTGATGAGATCACAAGAAACTGAAAAGTTTTAGGTTATAAATTATCTTTCAAAGATACCAATCTAACATCAGCTATAGATCACTCAATAAAATTCACTCCAGGTTCTTTAAGAATAGGGAGTTGAATTAGTTCAGGATCTATAGGTAAAGGGGTTAGACGAATTCTCTTAGAACTTTTAGTTCTTAATAAAGACAAAGATATATTAGATAATATATCAATCTTTATTCAAGAATTTCGTCTTGCACTGAATTTTCCTCCAACTCATGGTTTAACAAAACCTAGTGAGTTGATTAATTGATTAGGAACTGAAAAGTTAGATAAACTCTATACTTTAAAGACCTTCTCAAAAATACTATCTAAAAAAGATGGAGGTGTTCTTCGAACACTAACATGATTTTCAGATGGTATTGGAAAAGTTCGCTTAATTGCAATTGCAGATTGAATTTCTCAATCTGTTTTAAGACCTTTACATCATGTAATATTTTCAAAACTTAAGAAATTAGGTTCTGATTATACACATGATCAACTTTCTTCTATTACTATAGCACGTAAGTGATATAATGATGGAAAGAAAATTTGATGTTTTGACTTATCTGCAGCTACTGATCGAATACCTATCTCTTTACAGAGAAAGATTTTAAACCTTTGTGGTTTATCCGAAAATGGATGTAAAGCTTGAGAATTTATCATAGTTGAACGACCTTTTCTTTCTCCTTCTGGAACTTATTATAAGTACACAGTTGGACAAGGAATAGGTTTATATTCATCTTGATCTTCTATAGCTTACACACACCATATTCTGGTTCGATTAGCAGCTCTTCGCTGCCACATCAAACACTTTGAAGACTATATAGTCTTGGGTGATGATGTTGCGATTGCAAATAAGTTGGTAGCTGAAGAATATGTTAAAATCATTAGTATGATAGGAATAGAAATTTCATTTCCAAAATCAATTGTCCCTAAAGACAATTATAATTCTTGGGAATTTGCTTCTAAACTTATAATAAATGGTGATAACATTTCTCCATTACCAATTGGTTTGCTATTAATAGGTGAATTTCAAAGATTTTTATCTTTTTGTTCATCACTACTAATAACAATATCTGAGTTTTCTGTAAACAGACCCTTCGATTCATTAGTAGAAGTTATAGCCCCATGCTGAGATTTGGAAAATCCCAACTTGAGTGGACCGTTTATAGCCGGATCTTTAAGGCTTGAAAATTCTAAAGGTTTAACCTTAGAAGATTTCCTTACCATTCTTGGTATATTCCTTGGTTTAAATTACTTTAAAAGTAATTACACCAAAGACCTAAGGACTGGTCAATATTTATTTTTAAGACAGGTTGATTCAATGAATCTTCCTTCTCCTTATCATAATACTGACTTGAGTCTATACTTTGAAGGTATGAGTTTAAACTGCTGAATTAATCTTGATTATCATATTAATTTAATGACTCAAAAACTTTTCCAACAGGCTGCCTTTCAGGTAAATACTTTAGCTTTTGACCACAATTCTTTAATTGAGGCTTGAACTAAAAGTATAAACTTAAAAGGTGAAGAACTTGAAGAGATAAAATCTTTTAGTGAATTTTGAATTCTAGCTGCTTCTCCATTTATGATGGCAGAAACAACTATTTCAGATAAACTAATAAATTATTATCAATTCTTTTCTTCAGGAACAAGATTTATACCTATTTGTGGAATATCTATAATCCCTTTATTACAAAAGGATAAAGATCCCATATTAGAATTCCCTTTGGAATTCTTAGGTGAAATCATGTTACTAGCTCGTGGTCCAATATCTCTAATATGTAGAGATAAAGGATTACTTGCTAGAAATAGACCTTTAGATTTTAATAAAAATATCTCTAGGCATTTCATAAGTAAAATGTTAGTACGTGTATTAAAAAAGAAATTAAATTTCAAATTTAATGTACCGAAAGCCTTTTATAAAGGAATACCTAAAACAAAAAAGTTTCGCAAGAAATCTAAATAATTAGATCCATGTATATTTTGGATAGGTTTTAGAACAACCTAGCTACGAAGGTAACACCAGTGTTCTCTTATTACATTTATGTGATAAGTAATAAGATTATGATTGATACATAATCTTGGAATCAATGGTTGAATTTGTTAAAAATTCAATTATTAGAATCCGCTCACTCCATTCCCTTATCAGGATTGGA